GATAATAGCACATTCATCAAGCGAATAGCTTTAGATCCTATTGGTTGTCTTTCTGATTGGGAGTCGGCTGATGAACCTTGGCAATTCCTTGCAGCTTGTGAAGAGTATTACCATTGTGTCGTTGCTTGTGACCGAAACTTTACAGGATTGTTTGTTGCTACTGATGCTACTTGTAGTGGTCTTCAGATCCTAGCTGGATTAGCTAGAGATAAGTCAACTGCACGTCTTGTTAACGTCCTGCCTGGCGATAAACCACAGGATGCTTACAAGGTAGTTGCAGAGGTTGCTAAACCTCATTGTCCTGAATCTATCCAGCCTCACCTATGCCGAAAGGTGGTGAAGCGAGTAGTCATGACAGTGCCTTACAATGCTAAACCTTTCTCCAATCGTGGATACATCAAGGACGCACTGAAGGAAAAGGGTATTGAGATTGAGAAAGACGATCTTACCGCTACAGTTAAAGCAGTAAGAGATGCTATGGAGGTTGTCGTACCTGGTCCTATGGCTGTCATGTCATGGATTGAGGAAGAAGTCGCCAAGGCTATTGACAACGGTAAGACAGAGCTAGAGTGGACTACTCCATCTGGGTTTGTCGTTGTGCAGAAGCTGATGAAGAAGCAGAAGGTAACAATCAACCTTCAATTGCTTGGTCGTTGTCAGCTTAGCGTAGCCGTTGATGATAGCCAGCAGGTTGACAAACAACATCACAAGAACGCAACAGCGCCGAATCTGATTCATTCATTGGATGCATCACTTCTCCACCTGGCAGCGTTGCGATTCAACGCACCTATTGCTCTTATTCACGATTCTGTGCTTTGTCGTGCAACGGACATGTCTACTCTCAGCTCTATCGTGCGAGAGACTTACATGCACCTCTTTGCAGAGCATGATTACCTACGAGACTTTGCCCAACAGATAGGGGCAGAGACTGAACCACCGATCATCGGAGACTTAGAGCCTGAGTCGGTTATCGAAAGCACATATTTCTTCTGTTGAGGCTTAGCCTTGCTCCATAAATAGGAGCCACGCTACCAACAATATGAAGAAGAATATGAAACGCTGTATTAAATGTGCCCTGGAAAAAGATTTATCTGAATTTAGAGCGCACCCACAGACAAAGGATAAACTTCAATCGTGGTGCAAAGCCTGCACTCAGGTTGTAGTTGATGCCAATAGAAAACGCTGCCCTCGTACATCATTTCATTACCAAATAAAACGGAAATATGGTATAACTATTGATGATTACGAGAGGATGCTTGAAGATCAAGGCGGTGGCTGTGCCATTTGTGGTGAAACCAACCCTTTAAAAGGGAAGAACTACTTATGCGTAGACCACTGCCATACAACAGGAAAAGTCCGAGGGATACTTTGCCACGACTGTAACACAGGTCTTGGTAAATTCAAAGATTCCGAAGAGTTTCTCCGTACCGCAATCAATTATCTTTCCACCTAAATGACCCGCACCATCCACAAAACCGAACAGCCTGTTGTCCTTGAAGGTTACCAAGCTGTACTGAAGCCTAGCAAGTTTGGCTATTCGTTGTCTGCTATTGTCGATTCTACCATCGTTGATGCGCTGGAAGAAGATCGTGCTGAGTCTCTCAAATGGGCAGAGACTAAGCTGAAGAATCCTAAGCGTTCTACCCTCAAGCCTGAGCCTTGGGAAGAGGTGTCTGAAGGCAAGTACAAGGTTAAGTTTTCTTGGAATGAAGATAGCAAGCCTCCCGTTGTTGATACTGAGGGTACTCACATCACCGACGAGTCTATTCCTATGTACTCTGGTAGTCGTGTGAAGCTCGCCTTCTATCAGAAACCCTACATCCTCAAGGATGGTGTCACCTATGGCACGTCTCTGAAGCTTGTTGGTGTACAGCTTGTGTCGTTGAACACGTCTGCGGCTGTTGACACCGGCGACATGGCTGCTGAAGACGTGGCTGCTATGTTCGGTACCACTCAGGGTTTCAAAGCCTCTGAGCCCAACGTGACGCCTCTGGTGGAAACCTCTGAGGAAGACGACTTCTGATGTTTCGTTCAGGCTTAGAAGAGAAGGTCGCAAGCCTTCTCAAAAGCTTGAAGGTACCTTACGAATATGAGAACCACAAACTTGCATACGTCCTACAATGCAACTACATCCCCGACTTTCTTTTACCGAATGGCATCTTTCTCGAAGTGAAAGGACGCCTGACGAGCGAGGATCGACGGAAGATGATTGCAGTAAAGAAGAGCAATCCCGACTTAGATATTCGATTCGTCTTTCAAGCACCCTTTAATAAAATCTACAAGGGATCCAAGACTACCTATGCCAAATGGGCAGAGAAGCAAGGATTCCCTTGGACCTCTTACACCACCATACCAATCGAATGGCTCACCTAAAGTACGGCACTCCTGAGTTCTATTGTGAACACTTCAGCGATCTACTTGCTGATGTTGATGGGCAAGATCCTGCCACTGCTGATAGCATCATACAAGGATTCCTAACTGCCGTTGACGAATGGTTTGATTATCACGAACGACAAGCCGATGCATACGCAAAACTCCGAGAGCGAGTTCGTGAGGCACTTGCCGTGTGAGACCTGTGGCTCATCAGATGCAAACTCTTTGTATTCTGATGGGCACACTTTTTGCTTTTCGTGCAATTCGTACGGTCACACCGAACAAGATGTCCACATTCATCAAATGTCCACCAATATACAGATGCGTGGCTCAGCCGAGCGGCTGCAGAAACGACGCATTTCAGAGAAAGTCTGCCAGCAATACCGTATCCACAAGGATGGTAACGTGCTGCGCTTCCATTACTTCAGTGAGTCTGGAGTATTAGAAGGATGCAAGATCAAGACTAAAGACAAAGTATTTACTTACGAAGGTAATGTCCCCGGAACACTCTTTGGACAACATTTGTTTCCCGCCACTGGAAAACGAGTTGTCATTACAGAAGGCGAACTCGATGCGGCTTCATGTCAAGAAGCTATGCCGGGGTGGCCGATGGTATCTTTACCTAGCGGTGCCGCAGCGGCCAAAAAGTCGATTCAACGGGTTATCCCCTGGCTCCAGGGTTACGAGGAGATTGTCCTGTTCTACGACAACGACGGTCCAGGCCGTAAGGCGGCGGAGGAATCGGCAAGCGTATTGCCACCTGGCAAGTGCAAGATTGCATCGCTCCCGAATGATTACAAAGATGCGTCAGACGCCCTCGTTGCCAATGACGCTCAAGCGATTCGTGAGGCTATTTGGAATGCAAAACCTTACCGTCCAGATGGGATCGTTGATGGCAAAAGCCTCTTAGATTTAGTCACTACTCCCTCACCTCCGGCAGATCATGACTACCCATTCCAAGGATTACAAAGCAAGCTACACGGGATCCGGTATGGAGAGCTTGTCACGATTACTGCTGGCTCTGGGATCGGGAAGTCCAGTTTCTGTCGTGAGCTCGCAACTCACCTTCTCAATAAAGGCGAACGGGTCGGTTACCTGGCGCTTGAAGAATCCAACCGTAGAACAGCACTCGGATTGATGTCCGCAGCTGTAGGGAAATCACTACACTTAGGAGAACATGAACGATCTACGCTTGTCTCCGCGTATGAGAAAACTCTTGCTGACTGGAATCTCTATTTGTTCGACGGGTTCGGTTCTTTTGATCCTGACCTCATATACAATCGAATTGAATATTTGGCAACGGGTCTTGACGCTCGTGTCATCTTTCTAGATCACCTCAGCATCTTGCTCAGTGGTCTTGATGGTGATGAACGTCGCATGATCGACACCACCATGACTAAACTGCGATCCCTTGTTGAACGTACAGGGGTTGCAATGTTCCTCGTCTCCCACCTCAGGCGAACTTCTACAGATACTAACCACGAGGAAGGAGCCCGTGTTACACTTGGACAGCTGCGTGGAAGCGCGGCAATTGCACAACTCTCTGACGGAGTTATTGCACTCGAACGCAATCAACAGGCCGCAACTGGAGGAAGTAATACAACAGTGCGAGTCCTTAAAAATCGCTATTCGGGCGAAGTTGGCGTCGCGTGCCATCTGAGCTACGATCTATCCACTTGTAAATTCAATGAAACTAAAGCAGAACAAGAGTTTGACCCCAGTACAGACTTTTGATGACTATGGGTTTGCTTATTTCTACGAGCAGGAGGATGGCAGCATCTTGACTGCTATCCCTCCTAACCCTCCCACTCCTGAAGCAGTAGCTAAAGCACAGTTCGTTGATAAGACGTACGTGTGGCACGGTAAATGAACACTCTAATCTTTGACTTAGAAACAAACGGTTTACTCCATGCTCTTACCCACATTCACTGTTTGGTCATCTATGATTGCGAGGCTGATCAGACCTTGGTTTATAATGACGAAGGGGATACAGAACCTATTGTCCGTGGTATTGAAAGACTCGAAGATGCTGACTGCATCGTCGGTCACAACATCATCGGATACGACATACCAGCCATAAAGAAACTCTTCCCTTGGTTTGAACCGAAGGGGAAGGTTATGGATACACTGGTGTTGTCAAGGATGTATCATGCTGACCTGTACAAGATCGATTGTAAGCGTACCTGGAAGGGTATGCCTGCACAGATGTACGGGCGTCACAGTCTAGAAGCTTATGGCTACAGGCTGAATGAATACAAGGGAACATTTGGTAAGACAACAGACTGGAGTACGTGGTCACAGGAGATGCAGGATTACTGTATTCAAGACGTTAATGTGACTAAAAAATTATGCAATCATTTCCGCCCCTACCTGACTGGCTCACGCTAGAGCACAAGGTAGCAGAAATACTAACTCAACAGGAGATACATGGATGGTATTTTGATGAGCCTGCTGCATGGAAACTTACATCTTCTCTCCAAAGAGAACTTGAAGAAACTTGTGAGTTACTACG